TGTCATGACGCTTGAAAAGCTGGTCGAGGCATACCTGAGCGAGCGGGAAATGGATCCGGAAGCGAAAACGGCAGCCGAGGAGCTGCTGGCGTCATTCCTTCTCGGCTTTTGCAAAAGGATGCACCTCGAGCTGGCGCCCAAAAATGACAGCGCTCTGCCCGCCATGGCCAGCCTGGGCTGCCTGGTCAACCTCAAGGGCTTCGGCGACGAGGTCTGGATAAGCGTGGCCCCAACCAGGGCGGTCACCCCGGACCTCGAGCTGGTTGGCCTCATGGTCAGGGCGATCGAGGAGGGGACGGCCGTGGAGATCCCAACCCGATACTGGAGGAGCTAGTGGCAGCAGACAAGCCCCCGCTGGTCCTCCTGGGCGACTGCCGGGAGGTCATGGCAGGCCTGGGCGAGGCCTCCGTTGACGCCATTATCACCGACCCGCCCTACGGCCTGAGCTTTATGGGCAAGGGCTGGGACCACAGCGTCCCCGGGGTTGTTTTCTGGGGGGCAGCTCTCCGGGTCGCCAAGCCAGGGGCCCACCTGCTGGCCTTCGGCGGGACGCGGACCTTCCACCGGCTGGCCTGCGCGATCGAGGACGCGGGCTGGCAGATCCGGGACACCCTGGGCTGGATTTACGGCAGCGGCTTCCCCAAGTCTCTTGACGTAAGCAAGGCGATTGACCGGGAGGCGGGAGCGGAGCGGGAGGTGGTGGGGAAAGAAATGCGATCGGATAAGCGGGGCGGCAATTACCACGGCGGGAGCGAGGCCCGCCCGGCCATTGAGTGGGACAAGACCATCCCCGCAACCGACGCGGCCCGGAAATGGGACGGCTGGGGGACGGCTCTCAAACCCGCATGGGAGCCTATTATCCTCGCCCGGAAGCCGCTTGCCGGGACCGTGGCGGCCAACGTCCTGCAATACGGAACGGGCGGGCTCAATATCGACGGGTGCCGGGTGGGGGCGGAGGAGGAGACCGGGTGGGGTGGTGCCCCGGGCTTCGGCGCCTGGGGCTCTGGCCTGGGCAGCAGGCAAGCGCCAAGACCCGCCTCCGGCCGCTTCCCTGCAAACCTGATTCACGACGGCAGCGAGGAGGCGCTGGCGGTGTTTCCGGAAACGGAGAGCGGAGCCAACCCAACCAGCCGAGGCGGGATGGGCTATCATGGGGCGGAGGGTCAAGAGACTTGCGAGGCCCCCCGCGGGCAAGACTTCGGCTCCGCGGCCCGTTTTTTCTATTGCGCGAAGGCCAGCCAGCAGGACCGCGATGAGGGGCTGGAAGGGTTTCCGCGGCAGGGCAATAACAGATATGGGGACTTTACGGGGACGGATACCCACGCGCCAAAGACCCAGGAGCACAACCTGAGCCGCAACAACCACCCGACGGTCAAGCCCACCGACCTCATGAGGTACCTCTGCCGGCTTATAACCCCGCCAGGCGGGACGGTCCTGGATCCCTTTGCGGGGTCAGGGTCGACCGGGAAGGCCGCGATACGGGAGGGCCTTGCCTTTATCGGGATCGAGATAGACCAGGAAGCCGCGGAGATCGCCAGGCGGCGCTTGGCCAGGGAGTACGCCCAGGGGCGCCTGGATTTATAAAAGCCCTTGACGGCGAGCTTGTTGTCTGCTAGCAACAGGGCAAGGGCATTGACAAAGGGGGACGCTCATGAGGGTCGGGATCGTAGGCTCGAGGACATTCCCACAGCTCCAGCTTGTCGAGTGGTTTATCAGAGACCTCCCGGCTGGCGTTGTGGTGGTTTCCGGAGGCGCCCGGGGTGTCGACAGGGCGGCCGAGGACTACGCCAGGGCGCGGGGCCTGGAGGTGGTCACCTTCCTCCCGGACCTTGAGGGCTGCAAGGAGCGCCGGGATTTTACGCCGCGATACTACGCCAGAAACCAGAAAATTGCCGACAATGCTGACCTGATTGTGGCCTTCACGGAGAAGGACTACGGGGGGACCTGGGACACCATAAGGCGGGCGCGGGTGGCCCACGTCCCGGTCAAAATCATTAAGCCCTCGGCCTTTTTCCCGGCAGCGGAGGAGGATCCTGAGGCCGGCGGGGACGCGGAGGGCGCCATGGAGGTCATCGAGCGCGCCAAGGGGGCCGGGCCCTTCCAGGTTAAACGGGCGGGCCTGGGATCCTACGCCCTCCGGCGCAAGTGCTACATAAGCTCGGAGGAGTGGGCTGAGATCGTGGCGCTCAAGGACGCCGACCCGGAGCGGCTCGCCGATAAAATGCTCCCCCTGTTTCTGAAATTCTTCGCGGACAATAAGCGCTTCGGGTGCATTCACGCCCTGACAACCCCGCCCCGGTCGACCAGAAACCTGGGCAAGCCCCACGCCATGGACATCCTGGCGGCGCGCCTGGCCGCGAGCCTGGGGGTTGCCCACGTCACGACCTTCAAGCCCTGGACTAAGACAACCAGGGGGCGCTTTGCGGCCAAGGGGCAGGCGGAGATCACCCTGGAGGCCGCGGCCCTGGTCGGCAAGGTTGTTTGGGTCCTGGATGACGTGACAACAACCAATTACACCCTGAGGACCGCGGTCCTGGGGCTCCAGGCGCTCGAGATCCACGCCCACGGCCTGGCTTACGTTGTGATGGGATAGGGGCGGACCTGTTTCACATGAAACACAAGGAGGAAACCATGGGGAAGATCAAAGTCATTAAGCCAGAGAGCGGGATAGTTGACGAGGCGACGCTCCCGCCCTGGGGCTGGGGCATTATGCTGCTGGCCCAGGGCATTAAGCCAATGCCGATCGCCAACCGCAACGAGATCCACAAAAACGCCGGGCGGCTGAGGATTCACAAAGACCGCAAGGCCGAGGCCTATATTCTACAGCTCAGGACGACCTTTATGAGGGCGGCGGCCAGCGGATCCTGCCACGACGAGGTCATTAAGCGCCTGCATTTCCCGATCCCCGGGAAAACCTGCCCGCTGAGGATCGACATCCTCTACCTGTACAGCCCGGAGGACCGGGCCCACGGCGAGCTGGCCCTGGCAGATCGGGACAACCTCAACAAGGGCACCCTGGACGCCTTGAAGTACGGCCCAACAGACCTGGGGATCCCCTGGGGGCTCATTGACGACGACCGATACAGCCCGGACGGCTACACGGCCAAGGGGGAGGCTCCGGAGGGAGAGCCCTCGGCCATAATGGTCATATTTTCCCGCTCCGGGATCCGTGGCGGGAAGGAAATGCTGGAGCTCCCGCGGCACCTGGGGCCCCTGCCACCCTACCGGGTCCCCAACCCGATAAACCCCAATAAAATCATCCCGGCACCCGGGCCCAGAATACTCGACATCCCACGCGGTCACAAAAAAGGGCGTTGACAGCGCGGCCCCGCGGTGCAATATGCAGGTCCAGGAGGTGGTCGTTGTGACGATAACACAGGCGGCGGCCTTCTGGACCTGGTACAATACGGGCCTCCAGAAGGGGAGCAAGCGCTCTTATGAGGCGGCTGCTGAGGTCCTGGGCAGAAACCCGGACACCATTAGAAAATGGGCCAAGGAGTACGGGTGGGAGAAGGCCGCGGCCGAAAAGGACCAGGAGGTCCTGGGGAAAATTGAGGATAAGGTCACAGAGGGGATCCTCGATGACGTTTCTGCCATTATCGGGCGCCAGCGCAAGCTCATCGCCAAGCTCTATGACAAAATAGAGGCGGCCATTGATAAAATGGAGCCTACCTTCGGCCAGCTCCTGGAGCTCATGGAGTATGAGCGGACCCTGGAGCTCCAGCCGGCAGAGGGAGACAAGAAAAGCGCGGGCATGAGCCTTTATGTTCTCATGCAGCACCTTCCCCCCGAAACAAGGAGCGAGATCCAACGTGCAAGCGGAGAGCTTAAACGCTCCGGACGCTTCGACATGGCAGGGGCAGGATTGGGACCTGTCAGCCCTAACTGAGGTCCGCCCGGAGACCTCCAAGGAGCTCCATGCCTACGTCGAGGCCCATTGCCGAAACAACAACGGCGAGCCTATTAAGATCGCCCACCGCGCAATATGCCCAGGCCACAATGCCCCCTTCGAGGTCCTGAGGGACGGCTTTTTCCTTCGCCACCCCCGGCAGTTTTTTAAGGCCAGCCGCGGAGGCGGCAAGACAAACCTCATCGGCCTGCTCATATTTCTGGAAATGAAGTTCCACGGCCTGGCGACGGGCCACCCCCTGGACAACCTGGTCATCGGCGCCAACGCCGAGCAGGGTTTCAAGTGCTTTGAATATGTGAGCGGCTTCTGGCAGCAGCCAGAATACAACCAGGCGGTCGGGCGCAATGGGATCCTCAAGCAGACCGTGACCCTCCCGGACGGGACCAAGTTCAAGATCGCAACCGCCACCATGAAGGCAACCAACGGCCCGCACCCTCCCAGATTTTACGCCGACGAGCTCGAGCTCTGGGACCCCAAGGTCCTCCAGCAGGCTCTTTCAATCGCCAAGGGCACACAACACCACCCCATGGCCATGAGGTTTACAAGCTCCCAGAAATTTGCCAGCGGCCTGGTCCAGAAGTGGCTGGATGAAATGCCCGCCAGGGGCTGGAAAGTTTATACATGGTGCATATGGGAAATTATGGAGCCCTGCCCGCCCGAGCGCTCCTGCTCGAGGTGCCCCCTTTACAACTGGCCAGACCATGAGGGCGGGATCCTCTGCGGGGGCAAGGCGCGCCTGTCAACGGGCTATTACAGGATTGACGATTTTATTAATATGGTCGACAGCCTGGACCGCCAGACCCTCGAGGCCGAGTGGCTCTGCCTGAGGCCTTCGCGCAAGGGCCTGGTCTTTGGGCGGGAGTGGCAGGAGGCCAGGCACCGGCTCACAACGCCGATCCCCTACAGCCCCAACCTGCCCCTCGAGCTGAGCATTGACCAGGGCTTCACCAACCCCTGGGCGGTCCTGTTTATCCAGCACGACGCCGCGAAGGACCAGCACCGCCTGATTGATGAGATTTACATGACGGAGACCCTGGCCGAAGAAATTGGAGCGGCGACGGCCAACAAGCTCGAGGCTCACGGGGTCGGCACAGAGCAGAAAATCACCGCCTGGGCGGACCCGGAGGATCCCGGAGCGGCGCGCACCTGGGCCCGGCACCTGGTAAGCAGGACCGGCCGCAGATATAACGTCGTCCTCCGCAATCCAGGGATCCGCCAGGACATCCTGGACTACCTCCAGGACGTAAGGGTCGCCCTTAAAATCCCCCGCAACGGCCGGCCCAGGACGATCGTGGGCGCCGGGGTGATAAATTTCCCCCTGGAAATGAACAGCTACCACTACCCCGACGGCTCGGACGCCAGGACAATCGCGGAGGCTCCGGTCGATAAATACAACCACGCAATCAGCGCCTTTTATCGTTATCTTGTGCAATTCAGGCCGGGCGCAAAAGCCCGGGCGGGCAAGGATCCCCGCAGGAGGTAATAATGGATCTGGTTTATTCTATAATTGAAAAAAGGGTCCGCGCCATGGCCAGCTCGAGGGACCCGATCCTCAAGCGCTGGGATTTTTACAACAATGACGTGGCCCGGGAGCCCTATTTCCCCCGGCTGACTGACGAAACCGGGGAGGAGTACGACCGGCGCTTCAAGATCGGGGTGGGGTGGTGCGGCGCCATCGCCAACCGCCTGGCCAGCTATTTCCGCAAGGGCCCGATCGAGGTGTCCTTTGACGTGGCCGGAGACAAGACCCACGCCCTCGCCCAGGAGGCCGGGGCGGTCTGGGCGAGCATTGCAACCCAGAACAACGTGGCCAACCTCATGACCGACGTGGCCAGGGACGCGGGGGTCGCCAAAGAGGCTTACACCAAGCAGCGGATTGAGTTCTTTGACCGGGAGACCGGGGAGCCCCTGAAAACAGAGGGCGGCAGCCAGCGCTGGCTGGGCCAGGTACGGATCGACCGGGTCAACAACAGCTTTGTTTATAGGGTTTGGGATCGCCTGGGCGTGACCTATGTCGAGGCATGGGTCCGCACCCCGGGCGGGGAATACAGGCTCCTCGGGGACTACACCGGGACAATAGAGGACGCCCAGGTCAAGGATTTTGAGTACATAGAGGCAATAAGACCGGCCTCCTGGGATCCCATAACCAGACAGCTCTTGAGCCCCAGCGGCCGGGCTATATTCGAGGACGGCAAACAGGCCTGGAGCCAGCCCATCCCCTACCCCAGGGTCCCCATCCAGCGCTTTGCGAATATGGTCAGCCGGCCGGACAGCGAGGAGGGCATAAGCGACATCGAGTGGGCGATCCCCCTGGCCCACGCAATCAATCACATAATAAGCGGCGCCGTCCGCTCTGTTCACTATCACGGTTGGCCGCAGATGTACGTTTCGGGCCTCCCGGAGGAGCAGGACATTGTCAGGGGGCCGGAGAGTCTCATGATACTCCCGGAGAATTTCAAAGGGGAGGCGCCCCAGGTGGGGGTCCTGACCTGGGACCAGAACCTCGAGGGCGCCATGGGGCTCCAGAAAACCATGAGCGACTTTATGAGCGCGATCACGGGCGTCCCCAAGCATACCCTCGAGGGCCTGGACGGCGCCGGCAGCGTGGTCTCCGGGGTCGCCCTGCGGCTCTTGTATCACAACATGAATGAGGCCTGCAAGCTCAAGGAGGCCGGCTTCAAGGGCCCGGAGGAGGCCATGATAAGATCCTGCCTGGGGATCCTGGCGCACCACAACAACCGCCCCGGCTATTTCGACGAGGTGACGGTTACGGTTAAATACCAGGACGATCGCACCCCCAGGGACCGCTCCATTGAGCTCGATGAGGACCTCAAGCTCCTGACTATGAGGGTTACCACAACCCTGGAGCTTTTTGTCAAGCATCGCGGCCCGGCCCTGGGCATAACGACCCTGGATGACGCCTTGCAGCATTATGAGCAGGTGATGGAGTACGACGCCCAGCTCAGGGAAATAATGCAGAAGGGGCAGCCGGCCGGGGACGATGAGGCCGGGCCTGGCGGCGCCGGCGGCGCTGAGGACGATAACGCCGGAGAGGAGGGTGACAAGGATGACGAAAAACCCGAGGACGGAGGAGCAGGAGCGGGAGTTCGTGGAGAAAATGAAAACGCTTAGCATTGGAGGCTCCCGGGGGCTGGATAACCGGGGACGCCACGCCTTCAAGCACAAGCTCGAGGCTGACCTGACTGACCTGGTCAAGGAGCGGACGGTCAGCACGAAAACGGCCGACGCCCAGGCGGCGATCGCCGGGCTCTGCGCGCCCCAGGGGCGCCAGGTCAAAGAGGGATCGGGAGAGGTATGAGCTACCAGGCGGAGGTCAAATTATACAAGCAGGCCCTCCATGAGCTGCTGGCCATGGGCTACAAGAGCGGGCTCAGCCTGGCGGCTGCAACCCAGGGCGGCATGAAAAAGGGCCTCAGGCAATACCTGGCCTCGCTGGAAATAGACGGGCCAAGCAAGAAGATCCTGACCACCGACCAGAATTGGGCATTGACGGCCCAGGTCATCGCCGAGCTCGAGGACACCATTGACATGAGCTTTGTGAAGCCCGGCCGGGACTGGATCACCGAGGTCCGGGAGCGGGCTTATTTCATTGGCTCAAAGTATGAGGCCCAGCTCATAAAGGGCGGGAGCGTCGCCGACGCTGTTATCCTCCGGGGCCTGGACGGGCCCACCCTCAAGGCCCTGAGGTCGACCAGCCTGGACCTGGTCAAGAAGATCGGGGCGGAGCAAAAGGAATACCTCCGGCGGGCCCTGACGGAGGCGGTTATCCATAATCGGAGCTGGACGGATACAGCCAACAGGGTCATACGGGACGGGAAGGTCCCCGCCCTTGTGGTGACGGATAAAAACGGGGTGCAGCGCTTCATTGAAATGGAGAACAGGGTCGACAACCTGGTCAGGACAGAGACCGCCAGGATCGCAGAGCAGGGCGCTCATGATAAGGCCTCGGAGTTCTTTGGCGATGAGCTCTGGGGGCGCTGGCACACTATCCTGGACGGGCGGGAGCGGGCAAGCCATGAGCTCCGCAACGGAATGATGAGGTCCGAAAAGGACTGGCTGACCAAGCCCGGCCCGGACGGCAAGGTCATCATGCCCGGGCAGGAGGTGAATTGTCGCTGCTCGATGGAGTGGGGGAGCAAGGAAACAATCACGGGCAGCCCCTCGGCAGGCGCGGCAATTCAGACCGCGCCCAAGCCCATTGAGATCCCCGCGCCTCCCCCGCCCGCGCCCAAGCCCAAGCCGGCACCTGTCCAGGCAGCCAAGGCCAAACAGGTCCCGGGCGCCGACGGGAAATATCCCCCCATAACCAGCCAAGAGGACTTCGCGGAGCGCCTGGTCAATATGGGGCTGGCCGCGGAGCCGGATCGCGTTAACGTCCCCAACCTCACAATTAAGGGCCTCAATGAGGTCGGCGACGGGCTGGCGGAGGCACAAAAGCGCTTCCCCATGAAGCTCTCCAGCTTCTACGACAACGGCCCGCACCAACCGGATTGGGTTGTCAAGGGGGTCGGCAACGCCAACGCCTGCACCTGGCCCCAGACCGGGGAAATAGCTCTCAATGCCGGCTATGTAAACAATTGGACCGCCCCCGAGTATGTTTACAGGCTCCAGCATTACATGGATGAGGTGGCCAACCGGGTTATTAATGACGCAAAAAAGGCCCTGGACTATTGGAAGGCCCTCGACCCCAGCAAGCACCTCATGACCGAGGCCCAATACGCAAGAAAAGTAAAGGCCTTCCAGAAGGAATATGAGGCCACCCTGCACCTCTACCGCTGGAGCGTCAGCGCGGTCGAGAACAGGGTCCGGCCCTTTTCCACGGCGATCCATGAATATGGCCACCAAGTTCAGGCGAAAATGACCCAGGCGCACCAATTAGAGTTCAAAAAGGCCTGGCGGAAGGTGGGGACGGGAGAGCATTACAAGGTGAGCCATTATGCCCATGATAAATGGCAGGAAGGGTGGGCGGAGTGCTTTGCGGCCTGGATGCAGGGGGAGGAAATCGACAGCGACCTCTATAGGGCATTTCTGAAAATAATAAAAGAGGTTGAGGCTACCTGGGAGCCCAATTATTCATATTTTAACGCTCTATAAACAGCGGAGGCGGATATGGAAATCGAATATTGGAAAATGCAATGCTTCAAGTGTAAACACTACGGCACCGGGACAATGGGGCCCTGCCCCGGGTTTCCGGATGGGATCCCGACGGAGATCCTGACCGGGGCCTTTGACCACAAAAAGCCCCACGCCGGGGACCATGGTTATCGTTTCGAGGAGGCGCCCCCGCGGGAGCGCGTAACACAAGAGGGGCCCAAGGCCCCGGAGGAGGTTGGATAATGGGAAAGACAACTTGGCGCCTGGCGATTGTCATTGGGCTCCTGGTCACCCTGGGAGCGGCCCCGGCAACGGCCGGCCGCTGGCAGCACCGCAACGTCGCCGACGCGATCGCCATTTCTGAAATAGTGGCGGCGGACACCACGATCCCCCTGGTCAACTGGCGCGGCTCCCAGGGCGGAGTGGTAATGCTCTATTTCAAAGAGACCTCGATCGGGACTTCCGGCACCGCGCCGACCTATGACTTCAAGGCAGCCCTGAGAAACCGGGCGGGGACGGCCACCTGGATCCGGCCGCATTGGTTTGAGGGCGCCACAGCCAAGACCGCAGCGGTCAGCCTGGCGGGATCCGATTCTTATTTTATTTACATATCACCCCCGACGGGCCTTTTCTCATGGTTTGCCCCGGGGCCGATCACGGGGGACAACCTGAGCCTCGTAATAACTAAAAACAACTGCAACGCGGGGACGTTGAGCGCCTGGATATGGTGGCGGCAGGACGATTAAATGGAGACAACAAGCCCAAGCTCGAGGCCGCTGGTTGAGCTGAGCGCAAGCCCAGCGACGGCGGCCTCCGGGCGCCCCTCCGGGGATGCAAAAAGCGAAACGGCAACCGCGCCCTCCTCGAGACCCAGGGAGGACGCCGGGGTCTTGTATATGCCGATCCTCCTGACCGGCCCAACGGCCACCCCCGTCGGGGGCACCGTCACGGTTGCCTGGACCCTTAACACGTCGGGCCCCGCGGGCTACCACCGGGTCCATTATCGCCTTGTGGGGGCCGGGACCTGGACCACGACGGCCTGGAGCGGGGCGTCCGGCTATTCTGCCTCGGTTGCAATATCAGGCCTCGCCTCCGGCAATTATGAATATCAGATCGAGAGCGCCACGGGCCCCGGATACATATGGACCATGGGCTGGCTGCCGGCAACGCCGGGGACCTACACGATCGCGCCGTCCTTTGTCCTGGAAATCACGGGAGTCAATTGGACAATCGGCAAGACAACCCTGGGCGTCCTCTATAACACAAACGCGGCCACAAAATGCCGGATAAGCTACAAGAAGGCGACCGATTTTCTCTGGCAGCAGCTCAGCGTTGAGACCTCATACCACGCCGGCGGGCACAGTCACACCCTCTCGGGCCTAACGGTCGGCACCGTCTATTGGATCCGGATTCACGTCTACGACGCCGCGGGAAATCACGACTGGTCTCCGAGCGAAACCGGATACTTTATCGTCAAAACCCATTCGTCGAGCGGGACCGGCGGCGGATATATCGGGATAGCTACATAACAGGAGGAGAGATTGAAAACAATTCAGAGGGGATTCAAGCAGAGGATCGCCAGGGAGTTCTTCAAGGACAACGTGGCCACGGATCCCGACGCCCTGACGGTTTCCATTGTGAACGAGAGCGGGACGGCCCTGGCCACCCTGGCGGAGGGGACCTTCACAGAGCTGAACGTCCTGGCCAATAAAACGGCGACGGGGATTTTCTTTGTCCCAATTACCCCGGACGCGGATGAGGGGGTCGGGATATGGATCCTCTATTGGCGCGCCACCTACGGGACCGGAGCCTCCGCGGACACGGCGGTCTTTACTGAGATTGTCCAGATCGTGGCCGAGGACAGCGTCCCCCAGCTTGCGGACAACTACCTCAGCCTGGACGCCGTCACGCGGATATATCCCGAGGCCTTTGATATGGCCTCCCCGGATGAGATTTACCGCGTGGGCTACCAGGCCTCGAGGGTCCTGGACTCAGAGCTGGACGGGCGGTTTGTTGTCCCCTTAAAAAAGCGCGGGGACCTCAACGTCTATGACCAGATCGTCATAGAGGCGGCCACCCTCCTGGCGATCGAGAGGATCCTCCGGCCTAAGTACCCCACAGAGGCGGACGGCTTTGCAGCCAAGGCGGACAAGGTCATCGAGGGAATAAACAGCGGGCGCTTCCGGCTCTGGGAGGAAATCACCGGCAAGGAGATCGGCTTCCAGGATCCCAGGCCGGCCAGCACAAACGCCGGGACCTCCATCGAGCTCGAGCTCTATCAAAACGCCGTTTTTACAGGCCTCTACCACAGCCTCATCGTCATCCAGATTGACGGCGCCGGGGACCTCTGGACGGAAACCGCGGACGGGGCAACCTTCAAGGTGTCAGTTGACGGCGGAAAGACCTGGGAGGTTGAGGCCCAGGACGCCAAGGATACTTGGATGGAGCCGGTCGGCTGCCTGGGCCTGTATTTCCGCTTTTTCCGCAGGGGCTCGAGCGGCAACCTGGCCCTGGCGGATAAGTGGACCCTCGAGGCCTGGCCGGAGGACACAGAGGCAACGGTCACCAAGGGGGGCATACGGCGCGGGAGGATCCTGCTTTGAGGATGCTGGTCGGCAAGGATGAATGGACCCCGGCGCTCAAGGCCCTGGCGAAAAACGCCACGCCCGGCGCAAGGGTCCGGATCCTGACCAAGATCGGCCTGGAGCAGGTCAGGCGGATAAAAAACGGGATCGGCAACGAGCTCCAATATGACGGCCTGCCCATGCGGTCACCCTCCAAGCGCCCCAGAGGCGACGGCAAGTTTGCGGAGAGCTATAAATGGCGATACCGGCCAGGATATAGGCACCTTGACTCTGAGGAGGCCAAGGTCCTGGCGGCCTCCGGAGGGACAAAGGTCGGCCGGAGGAGGCTGTCTTGGGGTCAGTCATTTTCCCACGGCAAGCTCAATCTGGTCATAAAAATCCGGCGCCGGATCCCCGTGGGGCCCTCGGCGAGGCAGCTCAATGACACCGGAGGCACAAAAAAGAGTATTGACATTTTAAGCGTGGATTGCAATAGGGTGACCGTCGGGCCGAATACGGGCCACGGAAATCTGATTATAAGCGTTCACAACCCGAAGCGGCGGCCCTTTGGAATATCGAAAGAAATGGCCGATTGGGCCCAGAAAACCGCGGCGGATGACTTGTTGACCTGAGAAAAGGAGAGCAGATGGAAGGAACAGCCCAGAGCGGGGGCAACCAAGCCGCAGCGGCCGGCGGGGCCGCAGGATCGCAGAACATTCCCGCCACCCAGGGACCGGGGCAAGGTCAGCAGCCAACGGGGGCCGCAGAGGCAACGATCACGGTTAACGGAAATGTCTTTAAGGCCTCAGATGTCGAGGGGATCCTGACAGCCAAGAGGGGCCTGGAAAAGACAAACGCAGAGCAGAAGGCCAGGCTGGACGAGGTCGAAAAGGGCAAGCTCTCAGAGGTCGAAAAGGCCCAGGCAGAGGCCAAGACCGCCAAGGAGAAGGCGGCCACCCTCTCCAAGCGCCTGATTGACTCGACAGTGCAGGCAGCCCTGGACAAGGCGGGCATAAAGCTCAAGGCGGAGCTGTTAAACCTGAATATTGCCAGCGAGGACGAGGCCCTCGAGAAGGTGCAGAAGTTCATAAAGGACAACCCAGCCCTGGTCACCGCGGGAGGAGCTCCTGCCGAAGGTGCCGGGGCGGTAAACACAGCGGGGGTCCCCGGATCCTCAGGCCCTGGCTCTCCTGGATCGAGTGCAGCCGGCACGGATAGAGAAAAGCAAATACAAGCAATGTTCGACAACGCCAAATCGGAGGCGGACCTGGCGGCGGCTCAAAAGGCTCTGGATGAGTTCAGGGGCGGAGGCGGTGGGGGCGCTCGCGCCATCCTCTAAGGAGGCGCCTTATGCTGAGCTTTTTGTTGTTTCTCCTGGCGGTTGCGCCCTTCATGCTCCCCCTGGGAGCGGTTGTGCAGTATTCCACCCTGACGCCCCTCGACCAGGCGGCATATGACAGCCGCGTCCGGATCAAGGCCGCGGCCAAGACCATCCACCCGCAATTCTTCGAGCAGGCGGACACCATAGGCCCGGCCCATGTTGCCTATTTCGACCTGTTCAACAAGCTCACGGCAACGCCGGCCTCGACCCTCCTGACCGGATCCTACGACCTGGTTGACCCGGATCCGGAAACGCCGACGGAGGCCCAGACCGGGATCACGGCTTACGAGCGCGGCAAGATTGTCGCCTACATGCAGGCGCCGGCTACCACCATGAAGGTCTCGCTCCCGGAGGCCATGCTCAGGCTCATCGAGACCAACATGGGGGAAGGCCTGGACAACGCCGCGGCCTACTACCTTTACAGCGCCCTGAGCGTCTGGACCTACGGCACGGTCAACGGGCCCCTGACGGCGGAGCAGGTCCTCAAAAACCTCGCCGAGCTCGAGTACAGGAATATCCCCCGGAGAGCCCAGGACCTTTACGGGGCAATCATAAGCCCCTACTCCAAGTTCGACCTGTTCGATGACACCGACAACCTCAAGGGCTTTGTCCCGGTTTCCATGTACGCCAACCCGGCGCTCGCGTTCAACTTCGAGCTGGGGACCTGGCTGGGCTTCCGCTGGGCCGTCGGCTCGAGCGCGTACAGCGCCACGGTTTCGAGCGTCCTGTATGACTACCCTCTGTTCTTCGGCGCCAACGCCTTCGGACAGGCCAACGGCTACGCGGCCCAGGTCGTGGTAAGCCCGGGCGTCACGGGGCTCCGTCGCAAGACCGAGGTGGGCTGGAAGGCCCAGCGCGGTTATGGTGTCATTGACACGACCGCGGTTATCCAGAACAAAGTGCAGCCGACCAACCTGAGCTAGTGCCCCGGAGGCATTGGCCTGGCGGCTTAAAGACAAGACCGATACATCCTCAGAGGAGGAAAAAATGAGAAGCGCAAGACTCTTGACCCTGGCCCTGGCGGCCATCCTCATCCTCGCGGTTGCGATGCCCTCCGCGGCTGACAAGCTGACCAAGAGGTCCATGGGGTCGATCACCCTGACCACGGCCACCTCGGCCCTGACATACTACGGGCGGGTCATAAACGCCCTGGAGTTTGACTACATTGGGGCCTCTGTCCGGATAGACATATCCAGCGGCGGAGGATCCGGCGCCGGGATAATCACCTTCGAGGGCTCGACCGACACCCTGGGGGTCTGG